ATTTTTTTTTAATTATTATTTTCTTATTTTTTGTCAGGAGGGGGTCAGGTAGATATCTTATATATACCTTTTTCTGACCCCTTCTGGGAGGGGAGATTTTATTCGGAGTAGTCACTTCACCCTTATAGGGATGATTTTATCTTGTAAACTTGTATCCCTCTGAATATTTGTATTTATTGAATCCCTTGGAAGTACCTGATTCTCTTACATTTTCTGTAATTGTATTTATTCCTATTTTTCTTGTAATAAACCCATGAAAGGCTTCCAAAGATTCCTCTAGCCACTCTGAAGTTACTTCATTTATTCCTTCATCAGCATCAATTCCCATGAAATCTACTAAATACTTGACACCTATAGCTAAGGCATCCAATCTCTTATGTATTAAGGCTTGTTCGCTACCCAAGCCCCATCAACAAGGTGTTTACCTTTTTTACCCCCTGATCTATTTAATGATCTAGGTAGGAACATACAGTTCTGCTTAGAATACACTCCAAGCGCTCCAACTCTATAGTCTTTATCCAAGTCATAAGGATCACTATTGAGTAGCCACTTGTCAAAATTAGGCAGGTCTTTGATATCTTCTAAGAAAGTAGCAAAACAGTGCCATTCAGGGGCTACTACGGCTCTACCATAGTATCCTCTAGCGTCCTTTTCAAAGTAGCAACGCTTGAGCATATTAGACCATAAATCTTTGGCCTTCTTCCACCAAGGATAGCGCTTAAGGATATTTCCAGTGTAGCCTACCCCATATCTTGATGGTTTGTAAAGGTCTTTAACTTTGCCTGCTCTAACGTTATCTATGTTTGCCTTCCTGCAACTACCAGTATTAGGAAAAAAGACAATCCAAGTCTTGCCTTTATATTGGGTAGCCTCAAGAGGATCACCTGTGTTGTTAAAACCTTTGTATGTTTTCATTATAGAAATTCTCCTATATAAATTTGTTGATGCTATATGTCACCATATAGAATAGACTATATCATCTAGTCTTCCGCTTCCTCTCGCTTGAGAGTACTCCCTTTAGGGATAGTCGTTACACGTTCCTATTGCTAGGCTTCGCTCGGTATTGTCTCAATAGATTCCTATAGAGGTTTCCACCGAATTCAAAAGATTTATTGACGACTGATTAAGTTAATCGTCATGAACTAGGGCACCCCTATCGGAAGTGATTCTAGTCATCTGATAGAATAGTGCATACTTGTAGTCACCTTCAGGGACACTATCGATATCCCTGTTGATGCACTCAGGGGTAACTATCATCTTATGGTTACCTAGGACAGGCTCTAGGGTATCTATGATGCGTACTTCTTTCTGTCCTGTAGATTTAACTTCGGTGATGCCACAGTCCTTATAGGTTTTCCTAAGGACAGGTTCGAATAGCTTAGTGTACATGCCATCACCGAAGTTTCCTTCAATGACTACTTCATTAACCTTCCACTTCTTGGCAGTGTTTGCTAGCTTATTAAGGACTACATCAGAGTATCCCCCTAGGAGACCTCCTGCTTCCATTACGTAGATATATCCATTGAGATAATAGAGTACACAATACCCCGTCTCATCACGCCCCCTGCCAGACGGATCAACACACATCATCTTATAGGTATACTTCTCCATCTCTGGGGAAGCTGTGTGGCACCTATAATAGGCATCTCCCTTTAGTCCCATTACCTTTGGGATCTCCTGAAGGGAGACCTTACGAGCAGGATCAGGCATCCATGTAAGCTTCATAGGTGCTTCATCTGTACTGAAGGTGCCTACAATGAGATCTCTAAGTCTCAATGGGTACTTATCAGCATCAGATAAGCTAGTGTCTAGCATGAACTGCAGCAGGAACCCTGCTCTTCTATAGGACAGCTCTCGTTTCTGTAGATCCTCTTCGTTGAATCTAAGGGGATCTGTAGGCTTACCTGCGTACTTCTGAGGGTCGCTATCGTACTTGTCTGCTATGAACTTAGCTAGGCGTGTACCATAGTTAGCCCTCTGGGTATCATCATAAGGATATCTTGCAGGGTAGATAATAGCAGTGTACCCTCTTTCCTGAAGTTCATTATAGAGAGACATTTCATTCTGAGGGGTACCAAGGTAAATGATGGTGCCATTAGGTTTGATAACAGCGTCAAACTCCTTCACTAACTCGAATAGCTGATCTCTCAATACCTGAGTGAAACTGTTGCTCGGCACCTCTACGTCATCACTAACAATGATATCTGCTCGGGAACCTGTAAGTTGTCCCTTGATACCTACGGATTTAACTGAGGGGCTATGATCGGGTTTACTCGGGCCAACGTCAAAGAGGTTCTGGGTGTCTCTCTGTCCCTCTCGTGCCTTTAGGTGCTCTAAGAATGGCAGTTCATTAATGATCTTTTTAATGAAGGTAGCATTGGCATCAGCTCTTTCTTTGTTAGCTGAGACAACCATAATCTTAAGCTGAGGATTCTTCCATAGGCACCATACTACATAAGCACAAGTAATGAAACTCTTAGCTACCCCTCGGAACCCCATAAGAATGAATCTATCATTAGGGGGATGCTGTAGTGTCTTAGCAATATCTACCTGAATAGGAGTAGTCTGTGGCAACCCAATAGTCTGCCACACTAAGCTGCAGAACAAAGGAAAACTATTAAAGTATGGAATCAATGCTTTAGTTGACAAGGCCATTAGCTCCATAGTCTAACTCAAAGTTCTCCTTAGTAGCCTTCAGTAAGGATGCTAATGCATTGTCTCCATCTTCACCAGCTTTAGGGACACAATTGATGCCATTTCTCTGCAGCTCCTTGATAATCGCATTGTATAGCTGAGGGTTACGTTTCTCTGGGTCTTTAAGATCGTTCAGCATGTTCTCCAACATGTTGTCCTGAATCGAGCTCAGCAAGCTCTCTCTGTCTAATGGTTCTTTGTTCTTCATTAATTCTTACTCTCCTAGCAGCTAGGTATGGATCTACCCAGTACTTCTTTATCATTGTTATAATGCCTACTATAGTGTACACAAGGGTACCTATGTAAACCCAGTCACTAAGGGCTACCCCTAAAAATGTAACCCCTGTGACAGCTATAGGGGGAGACATATTAATAATATCCTTTGCTATGGATCCCCCATCCTCTACTGTAGATTCTATATCTAGGAATCTCATGAAGCTACACCTAAGAGCTTCCTAAAGTCTGCTTTCTTAAAGTGTGCTCCTTTAAGTAACTTTCCATCAGCTCTATAGGTAGGGCAAAGGTTGCCATTGTCATCAACCATCTTGCTCATGAATTCCTCTGCAAGAGCCTTCATGCCTAACTCAAGAGGATACTTATGTTCAATAGCATACATGATGCAAACCCAGATAAGATCACAGAGTTCTTTGAAGTCCTCTGGGCAATCTGAAGCTTCCTCTGCCCATTCTTCAAACTCCTCAAGGATGAGCTTAAGATAGAGCTTTCCGTTCGTCCCTGAAGGGTGAGCCTTGTCGAACAATACTTGCATAGTGTCCGCAAGAGACCCTGTGGAATATTCTAAAGACTCGCTGATTGCTAGAGCCGTGGTAATCATGTTTTTCCTTTTTATCTAATTCAAATTTACCATCAATGAGAACATCAACATAATTCAATATGGGCTTATCTTTGATATCCTCATAGGTACGTCCTGTCCATAGCCATATCTTCTTGGTGTTCCCATAGGCACCCCTCACACGCTTCAGGATTTGCTCTACAACTGGCTCATTGTAGGGCTCTAAGGGGTCACCCCCTAGGATACTCAATCGTTCAATATAGGGCGATTTAAGAGCATCTAGGAGGGTGTTTATAGTGTCCTCAGTAAACGGTGTTCCATAGAATGGATTCTGGGCTTTCCAATTGAAGCACCCTCGGCAATCTAAAGAACACCCTGAGACAAACAAATCTACGCCTATGCCATCACCATTGGTCATACTACAGGTATCTAACTTAGCGTAGTTCATGGTTTACATTGACACTCGATCTTTAATTTCAGCTAACTTAGCATCATTCATACGAGTACTACCATTAGCTTTAGTGTACCCTAAGTAGCCACAAACACGACTAATGACAGACAAGTTAGTAGACCCACAATGAGGGCACTTGTTCATAGCATTAGTGGAGTGCTTATGGCAGTCTTCACAATAGACACTATCAAAGTTAATACCTTGATAGTACCCCTTCTCCATACCTCGGAGAACCAGAGCCTTAAGTGCCTGAAGGTTCTCAGGGTTAGTCACTCGGACATACTGAATGTGGCCTCCGTTGCACATATGGAACATCTTGTATTCAGCATCCTGTTTCTCAAAAGGGGTGATAGGCTCACTAACGTGTATATGGAAGCTGTTAGTGAAGTACTCTCCAAACTGGTTATCTCCGGTGTACTCAGCATATTGTTTAGCTTGTACGCCACATAAATTTTCTGCCATTTATACCCTCGGTTTCCCGATATTTATTAGGGGATTAGACTACATCATCACCCTTATTACTAAGGGGTTGTGTGCTTCCATTTAAGGGGTTCTCACCCACCGATTCCGGCCGTACTCCTTTTGCTTCTTTTTGGCAAGCCTTGGGATAGTCGTTACAGAGCGTAATAAAGCAATTATATTTTCTAAGCACTCCGTTGTATTCTTTGTATGCTCTTGTTATAGAGGACACCGAACAACCTAAGAATTTCGCGGCGTCTCTAGACGAGCCGTAGAATATTTGAGTACCCCAACGGGTTACTCTCACAAATCTTGAGTGTTTCTGCCGTTTAACCGGCTTCCAAAGCCCATTAACATAGGCATGATGCACATTCTCGCCATTAGTCATCCACTCTAAATTCTCTACCCGGTTATCATCTTTTTTACCATTTTTATGGTTAACATAGGGTTTATTTAGGGGGTTATCAATAAAGAGCTTTGCGATCAGCCTATGTACTCTAAAAGTTTTCTGTCGCCCTGAGTCATCATAGAGGTTTTTATATGTATATCCACTAGGGTGCTTTGAGAGCTTTAACCTCTGAAGGTGATCTTTTCTAATCCTATAAATATTACCATCTTCAGAAAACAGGTACTTTGAATAGTTTGATAGTTTTTTATATTGCATTTATTAAACTCCACGGGATTAGCATAGCAAGCGCCTTAGCCTTCCCCGTTAGCCTCTTTCGAGACACCTCGCATTTTAGCGAGTCCACACAATTTTACGTTCCTAATTACTCAGGACGTGCCCACACTTGTTTAGGCGTTCCATAGACAGCATAAAGGTATCCATCTTCCTTCTTGAACTGCTCTACCTTATCATTGATATGCTTAAGTACACCCTCAGCAAACCAAGGATCCTGATAGAGTGTCTTACCAGTAGCAAGGATATTAAGTTCATTGAGAGCAGTAACACCAAAGGATGCAGTCATGTAGTTGACCAAATCACCAATCTCATCGTCTGCCTTAAGGTTCCCCTTATAGAACCCTCCTTGCATGAATGCCATAGGATTGGTACAAGCTTTAGTGTGTCTGATGATATCATAGCGTTTCTTGAGGAACTCTCTGATTACCTCCAATCGATTATCTAAGACCTCATAGAAGTCTTTGTTCTCTCGTTTAGCTACAGCGTAAATCAAAGGTAAATTAAGGGACACTGCACCAATATTACAGCGTCCTGTTGTCACACTAGGATTCTCTGAGCCCCCCCAGTGTGATAAGTAAGCTCTACAACCCATTGGTGACACAATAGTACCATATTCTAGGTACTCTTGAGCTACCTTATTTACCTCAGGATTTCCTGTAAGACTTAAAAAATCAGGGTACATACATTTACTAGAGCATTCAATAGCAGTCTCAAAGACCTCATTCACTTCAAGGTACTTATCAACAAGTCTCTTGTCATACAAGTAGACTAGCTTAGGGAACACTACAGGCTTATTGTTCTCCCCGTGGCCGTTCATGCGTGTCTTAAGGAGAGCCTCGCAGATACGCTTAAGGAAACTATAGTCTCTCAAGCTGTACGCAGAATCATCCCAGCATCCAAAGGACAACGTAGTGAACGCAAAGTCTCCTCGGGAGCACGGGACAGTATTAAGCTTTAACTCAAGAGACTGAAAACCCTGCTTCAGTTCCCTATCAAGAACCTCATCAGCATAATCTATATACTTCTGAGGGTCTGCCATAGGGAACATCGTGGAGATCTCATGGTACGCCTTGTTCCAAGTCTTATAGACATACGGGAGAAGCACGAGGTCAATAGAGGGGATTGTGAAGCCCCCAAAAATCTGAGCTGTTGCAACTAAAGTGATATCTCCAATTACCTGAAGTGCACTTAAGACACTCGTAGGTTCCGTGTAGTCCACATTGGACATACTAAAGCCACCCCTAAGGACATTCCCAATATCAAACAGGCAGCAATTGACAGAACCCATGAGCATATCTCGCATATCGTGAATGTAGATATCACCACGCTTAGTTAACTCTTTTTCTTCCTTGCTAAGATAGAATTGTCGATAGAGTTCTTTTGTAAGGTATCCCTTAATGAGCGAGCCTTTTGTTGACACCAGAGAGCTATCGAAGTTAGCATTCTCTCTGTCCCCAAGTAGAAGCACGTTATCAGCTTCATCTTTAACTTTCTCAAATGATTTAGCATAAGTATTCTTATAGTCTCTATATTCTTGATATGAGTTGGCGATATCGTCTAAGCCAAAGTATCTCAAGTAGTGAATCACTTCCTTATGAAGGTCTTTAGTTGGGGCATCTCTATCAATAATTAAACAAGAGTGAACCTTCTCAACCAATTTGTCAAGAATATCAGGCTCCACATATTGATTCACTCTAGCGGCCGCCTTATAGACAGCTTCTTTGATCTTCTCTCCATTCCAACCTTCTACGGTACCGTCTTTCTTAATAATCTTCATGTTCCATAGTGTATTTAGTTATTTAATTAGTGTTGCTCTTATCCGTGAACTGTGCCTTAGCAAACTGCTTTATGGCAGTAACTTCCTCAGAAGTAAGTTCACTAGTAATATTAGCATAAATCTTCTTCGTTACGCTGTTGTCTTCGCTATACACGATGACATCAAAGATAACCGTAGGAATGTCGGGTTTCGTTGTAAAGAATGCCTTACGGTTCTCATACTCACAGGCACCTACATTGCCATCCCAATAAACTTGTATATTCATTTACTTAGTCTGTTAGATAGGCTCAGTAGTCCTCCGTTAATTACTGTGCGTAAATCCTTTAGGACTACTGAAACACCCGAATTACTTGCTCTTCTCAATGCTAATGAGACAGTACAAAGCCTTTAGGGCATCCTTATAGGCTCGGATGTCTTCCTCAGTATGGTAAGGCTCCTTGTTACGCTTCTCAATAGCTTCAAGAAGTTTATGCTTAGCCATCATAAAAACATTATCTTCCCATTTAGCGTCAATCATCTTTGTATTTCTCCATAATATTAATTAGAGCCTCGCCATCAGACTTATCGAATTTAAAACCAAGGTATTCCACAGTACCACTCTTATCGAATGCACTGTTTATGAATCCCTTAGCAACATCGATGTCTACCTTGTTGTTCTCATCGACGATACCTACCTGTTTCAGCATAGGCAGATACTTACCGATGAGGGTATCCGCCTGATGCAGAATCAAGAACGTACTCCCTCCAAGAATCCATTTCATCGTAGAGGGAGCACTAGGCATCAGTCGAGTATCAACGAACTCAGGGAGAACCTGAGAGATTTTACTCAAACTGATTTTCATAAGGAATTATTAGGCACCAGTGGCAGGAGTAGCCGTAGGAGCAGTCCACGAATTGTACTTAGCCATAGGAGTTGGGCAGATTGCACTCATAGGCACAATGGTATCCGTGATCTTACCAAGAGTACCCATCATGTTGGCAATGGTGCCATCAAGACAACCAAACTTTGCCTGAGTAGTCAGAGCAAGTTCATTGACCTTGCCAAGAACAATCTGCTCACGCAACTCCTGCTTTTCACAGCAACACTTAAGCTCAGCCTGAAGTTTAGCAAGCTCAACACGGTTGTTAGCCGCTTCATCAGACAGAGGCTTAAGGTATGCAAAGGTTTCATCACGGAGCCTACGGTTGTCAGTCAAAGACTGCATATAGACTTCTTTGGCATTCTTGTCGGAGTAGTTCTCAGCCTTCAACTGAGAGTTCTCAGCCTGAAGAGCAGAGATGGTAGCCTGATTGTTGTTACCAAAGAGACCACCAAGGACACCACCGCCGTTACCTCCGTTATTGAGGAGACCAAGGGCCGTACCAGCGATACCAAGACCGAGACCTGAGCCTGCAACACCCTTAGAAGCAAATTCTGCCATAATATATTTCCTTTCTAGCATTAAGCTAGTGTTAATTTAGTAGCTTAGGTTAAACTAGAATACTCTGAGGCTATAGCTACTGAAAAGCATAGCATTCTGAGAGGTAATTTAGAGTGCACCTCTCGGGGCACTATAGAAGATTACTCTATCACTATACTAGCAGACTGTGTAACGTCCTCTATCCATAAAGTCATGAGCCCTATTTCGGGCGCACGAGGTTTAATGGGGCTATCGATCAAATTTTTGGTTGTAATGTTCGCCGAGTATTGGTCGTAACGGATGGAGATATTATAAGTTACGTCTATCTCAGAGAACTTGAACGTCTTCCTCTCTGTATCCAGAGCCGTTAACCTTATTACGTTTCCAGAAGAAAGCATAACAGACACAGTTGCGTTCGCCTGATTCCCTGGCGTGAAATAAATAGACAAAACAGGCTCTAAGCCTCCACCTACAGCCATCAGAAGTTCCTTGTTCAGCATCTTGAGCCTCCCAAGGAACTTCTTCTACATAGTACCCTATTCCTAGATTGATTATTAAGCATACTACACTCCCACCTTAGCAAGACCAACGGTAGCCAAACCCTTATCTCTACTAAGGACAGACGGAAGGGAAGGCCACTGGACATTCCTAGGGAATCCACTCTGAAGAGTAATGTCCCTAAGATCCTGTCTGTACTGCTTCACAGCTTCAATGGCGTCAGGGGTACTGGGATAATCAGGGAGGATGTAGTAGTCCGTACCAGAGATCAGAGAGTCTCGCTTTCTACGAACCATGTCAGCCCACTGATCCTCAGTCCACACATCACGAGGATCGTATTCTTCTTCGGTGATGTTAAAGCGATTCTTAAGCTCGTCAGTGAGATCACCAAAGATAGTGTGATCGTTATCCCAAATAGCCTGACGAAGAGTGTACAGACTAGTGTACTTCTTATCTTTATACGTGTATCTAATCATGGTTAATCCCACTGGCCAATAAGTCTACATTCAGTATACCCGTCATGAAAGAAAAACAGCAACACGGCACTACCCTTATTTAAGGTCGGGGCGGCTTCTCCAAACCAGCCTGTGATACCATTAATCGTAATGCTTTTGTTAGAAAAAGCCACCCAAACAAGTTTAGTAGCTATCTGAGCAACAGAGCTCGCTTGCACATTGATAGTAGCCGCCGCACCTGCAACGTCCATCAGCACCGAATCACCACTAGAAACATTGAGAGTTGTAGTAGCGCCTACTTTAGTCCACTGCTCATAGCCTGCAATAACCCCTCTATTGCCATTTTTAAGAATGGCATCAGGGATCGTAGGGAAGTCCGTAATCTGATTCTTAGTATGCGTATGGGAGCTATTAGCCTTACCTGCAAGACCGCTAGTAAGAGCAGTGTTAGTAGCGTAGTCACCCTTAGCCTGCTTCTTAGCAAGCTCAGTATCCACATACGTCTTATCAGCTTTACCAGAGATATCCACAGGAGCAGGGATGTCAGACACATTCGCGAGCTTAGTAGTCGTCCCTGCAGTACCACTAAGAACATGCAGATGCTTAGTGTCAGTAGCATACGCTAGGACACCGTTGTGCCCTGCATAGCCCTTGATTTGGGCTTCAGTGCCCGTAATTTGTTTTCGTTCCTTAATAGCCATATTAAGAACCTAAATCTCCATAATCAACGAAACCATTAAAGGTCGTAATATCCAACTTCTTAGCAAGACCAGCATTAACAGTAGTCGTATCAGCTTTAGCACTGAGTTTACTGTTCACATCAGTAGTCTTTGCGTAAGGGGCTAGGGTCGTAGTAAGATCCGTAATCTGTGCCGTAGTGTGCGTATGCGAGAGGTTAGCCTTCTTAGCTAGTTCAGCAGTAAGGGTGCTACCAAGAGCGTACACGGAGAGATCAGGAGTACCCGTAACCTCAGTGTACGCAATACTGTTCTTACTGGCCAACGCACCAAGCGTAGGCTTGTTCTTGATGAACGCCTTAGACGTACTGTCAGTCTCAGCCCAGTCAGAGTTAATCTGACCACTAGCGGCTTGATCGGCATAACCCTTAGCGAGATCAGCCTGCTTCTTAGCTTCAACCTCAGAAGCCTTAGCGTTCATCTCAGCAGTAATCGCCGAAGTCTTAGACAGAGCCGCATTATCCTCAGAGAGCTTAGCCGCCTTAGCACTATTGCTAGCCGCAGTAGCCTGAGCAGTAGAGGTGCTTGCACTATTAGCCGCATTAGTGGCACTAGCCTTAGCCTTAGTAGCATTAGCGTTAGCCGCAGTAGCACTATCCTCAGCCTCGCTAGCCTTCGTCGTAGCAAGGGTTGCCTGCTGTGTAGCGATGGTAGCCTGAACTTTAGCTAAGTTAACCTGCTTGGTGCCTTCAGTGGTGACACTACCAACTTGCTTAGTGCCCTCAGCAGTAACTGCATTAACGCTAGTCGTCTGTTGAGCCTTCACAGCATTAACACTGGTAGTACCCTGAGCACTCACAAGACCAACCTGCTTTCCCCCTTCACTAGTGATTTTACCAAGCTCAGTAGAAGCGGTATCTGTGATGGATTTTACTTGTTTAGCACCCTCGGTCGTGATTTCATTAAGGGTGGTAGCACCTTCAGTAGCGCTTTCCTTAGCCTTATTAGCATAATACTTAGAAGAGTATTCAGAGCCATCCACAGTACCCGTAGTCTTGTTAGCCCAATCCTTAGCAAGATCTCTAGCAGAAATTGAGTCTGCCTTTAGGCCCTCCATGGTGGTGATTGTTTCAGGAATCTTGTTGATTTCCGTAGCAACCTTCTTAACATCTTCAATGTTAGAGCCTACCTGCCTAACTTCAGTAATGTTGTCTGACACATTCTTGATGTTACCACCAGTAATAATAGGAAGGGCACCCCCAGTATTACCTAGATCACCATAGTCCTCAAAGATGGAGGTACTAAGGGAACCCTCAAGGTCATTACCAACGATGTTAATGTTATTGATGTTTCTAGAATCAGTAACTACATGGTCAATGTTTTCAGCTACGATACGGATCTCATCAGCAACAGGGACAACGACCCCTGCAATCTCTTCTACTCTATCTGCGTTAGCCTTAGCAGAGACTTCAGAAGCCTTAGCGTTCTCCTCAGAGACCTTAGCGTTCCTCTCAGACACTTTAGCTTCATCAGCCTTTTGAGTAGCAATTACAGCATTATCATAAGCCTTCCTCTCAGAGGTTTTAATATTGGTTTGTAGCTGTTGAGCCTCTTCAAGGATTGCTTGGTTCTCTGTCTTGACAGCATCAGCATGCTTAGCCGCAGATACTGCAGTACCCGCAGAAGCCTTAGCGGTTACCTCAGAGACCTTAGCCTTAACTTCAGAAGCCTTAGCGTTCTCCTCAGAGACCTTAGCGGCATCCCTAGCGGCCTCAGCATCTAGCTTAGCCTTATAGGCGCCCTTAGCATCAGTCTTATAGATACCATAGGTCATAGCATCAGAATCAGCTTCAGGAGTACCTACATTGATGATACGTTTACCCTTAGCGTCCCAGTTTCCCTCTCGGTTGACACTAAGGGAATCCTCAAGGATATCTCGACCTTCTTCAGCGATATGAAATGCCTGCACCTGAGACGTATCCAAATCAGTAGCCTTAAGAATGGAGGCATCCTTAAAGGTGACTACTCGTTCAGTAGCTGAGGTATATCTTCGGATTGTTAAGGATTCTCCTGATGAAGGAGCTACCTTAAGTCTAATCGTAGTTTTATCTAGGAAGTAATAGTCACTGCCGGTATCACCATAGTCACCCCCAGTAAGAGTAGTGCCAGCGCCTAATCGTACAGTAACGAAAGACTTCTTTAGATAATCAAAGGGAACTGTAAAGTCAGTTCTAGTACCGTCCCCCTCATAGATGATAATAGTGGAAGCCATTAAATATTAATATCCATATTTGTAGTCCTCTAGATCGTCATTAACGAAGGACTTAATTGCATTAGTTATCCCCGGTATATTTGGGATAGTTGATGTAGACCTCTTGATATACCTAGCGATATCCCTTCGATCCTTATAGGTAGAATCATTAAGAACCATATCCTGAATTCTGCTGTATGTACCCAAGCCCCCAAAGGCAAGAGATTCGCCATAGCGCAATGCAGGGAACATATCTAAGACAGTATTAGCGATACCGTTCCACTTGATGTAGTTAGAATCTTCACCTAAGGTATCTCTAGTTTGAGCTGTAGTCTTAGCTGATGTACCAATACCTACAGAATTCAATGCAAGAGCCATAGATGCTGTATAGGGATTTCTATTAAAGAATGCCTGCATCAAGAATGTAGTAAGTGCATCAGGGTCACTCAAGTCATCTATAGAGCCAATACCTAAGGTGTTCTGAAGGTACTGCTCTTTAGCTTCATCCTCCATACCCAAGGCTCTAAGGTTAACCTGAGCTAACGTAATTGCACCTGTAAGAGCACTAGAGGTGAGATAGCTATTCAATGCAGCAAGGTTACCCTCTTCTTCCCAGCGGTTCATTAGTTTAACGAAACGCTTATTATAGGACTGCACTGCGAAGGTCTTAAACTGGAGAGCCATAGACACTACAGGATTATTAGCTACCTGCCACGTAAAGACATCATCTAATTTGCGTCTCTGAAGGGTCTCCTCAATAGCGTAGTTAGTGAGCTTACGCAATACACTCATAGCTTTATCGTCATCTCTGAAGTCAGCCAATCGTGTACCTTTCTTGAGCATAGGTGTCTTAGCTGTCTCATCGTACCTAAAGAATCTCTTGCTAGCCATTAGGGTATAATCAAGATCAGCTTTAGTAATCCCTACTCTCTTAAGATCGATATCTCTAAGGAATCCTCTGTGAGCCGCAGTACGCCCATAAGCCTTCTGTATGAACTCCCCAAGGAAGCAACTAACGACTGTATCAATAATAGTGTTGTTAGTATATCTCTGAATCTGAGCAGCAGGAGAATAGTCTGCAATAACGTTAAAGATCCCTACAGCCTTAGACAAATAAGGATTAATGTTACGATACTTCTCTGCGTTACGTCTCATGATCTCTGCAGCATCTAAGGTATCATAAAGCTCTCTGCCAATAAGGTGATCCTTAATAGCAGTAATATCTTCCTTAGTGAATAGACCATTACCCCATCTTTGGACAGTCTCATGTACCCCGGGGATCATTCTAATGAGAGCACCTGCACCATATGCCTGAAGTGCTGCTCCAACTTCACCGTAGTTAAGGATACCCATGAGAGTACCAAAGGATGAGAAAGCTAACTGCTTCATGATATCTGCAAGAGCATCCCCAGTAGTGAAGTTAGCTCTGTTGGGATTAATAGCCATACCATAGGCACGCCTATGCATGACATTAAGAGCCTCACGAAGTTCATCCTCACCCTCAGGACGTCTATTGGTATTCTTTACCCAATAGTCATCAGCCATCTTATTGATATGCTCAAGTCCCTCTGAGAAGTCTCTGTTGTATACTCGTTTCTCTGCAAGTAACCCCGCAGTACGATTAAAGTATCTGCCAGAGACATCAACAATATCTCCTCTGAGTTTATTCAGAGAGAAGCCAGAATGATCTTTATAAGAGGTATCCCAAGGCATCCTTCGTTTCTGAAAGGAGAAGTCTCTAGCATCATCACTAAAGTTGTCTACAGAGTGACCAGAGTGATTCTGATCTCTATATCCATATCCTGCCTTTCTAGCTTCATCCCAGAGCCACGCATTGAATTGAATATCTTCTTCCTCAGGAGTAAGCTTTACTTTGTTTACTTCAAGTCCCTGAGCTTCGGCTTTCTTAGCTTCCTTCTCTGCCTGAGCCTGTAGTTCCTCTTTCCAAATCCTACGGAACTCCGCTAGTCTTTCTTCAGAACGAGTAGCCCCAGTATAGAGATAGTTCTGCAGATACTTACCTGCCTGCTCATCTCCACCTACTCTAAGCAGGAAGTCATGCATCTTCCATTTGTCAATAACTACGGGAACATACTTACTAATTCTATAGGCAGCATCAACTAGACCAAGACGATTCAGCTTAAGGCCACGGTGTCTATAGGTATCTGAGATTCTATCGGCCAGTGCTACAGCTTCAGGATCTTTACTAAGTGGATTCTTAGAGACATCATAGCCACCAATCTTGTCATAAAGAAACTCATTAGTCTCCTCTCTTCCGTACCTGTTGGATAACTTCTGTACATCATGAGGAAGGGTATTCATGAGGCTATCTGTTTCAACCCTAAGACCCTCTACTTCATCAAAGAGAGTATTCTTAGCAGGGCTATTCAGTCTCTGCTTAAAACCTTCATCAGTACGGATACCTTGTTCCCAATGAGTGAGGTTACCAATGTATTCCTTAAGATCCTCAGATTTATCTCTATAAGACAATAGCTTCTGTTTGAATTCAACTGAAGGCAACTTAGAGGTAAGCTGTTCTCTAAGGTCATTCATCTTTCTAGCAAGGGGTAAAGTCTTATTAGCAAGTGTTCTCTCGATAGGGGTAAAGACAACATCCTCAGGGGGTTTCTCACCCTTTAGCATAGCATCATGAGCTATAGCAACCTTACGGTTAACTTGAGAGACTGTACGTAAACCTTTACCTAGTCCCTCAAAGCCTAACGTAAGACCTGCAATAGCACCAACGTCTGCCCAGACATCATGATGAATACCTGTAACGTAATCCTGAAGCTGATTAGCTGCTACACCTGAGACAACATTAGCAGTGACCTTAGTGGCACCTAAAGCTACCTTAGAGGAGACACCAATAGGAGGAGCAACAACTGAAGCAACCGTAGTAACAATATCCACTGGATTACCTACAGCACTCCCTAAGCCACCTACTAAAGACATATACCAAGGACTATTCGCAAACTGAGCTTCAACCCTTCGGTTCTCTGCAAGTAAGTCTGCATTCCTCTTAACGTCCTCCATAGAAGAAGCATTATCTAAAACAAAGTCAATATCATCTTTGTCATAATTGAACTGCTTATACAGCTCATCCTTCTCTTCTTCGGTAGGCTCATATTTCTTGGTAGTAAATCCCCCTCTGCGAACCCACATGCCAATAGGGGAAACCTTAACACCATCTACAAAAGCACTCTCGTTAAAGTTAAAGAGACTATAACTCTTAGTGTCTCCCTTAAGTACATCCTTTTCAGGAATGTTCTCAATAGGAGTAGTAGTTACATAGGCTTCATACTGAGGCTTAGAGGCTCCTAAGAACCTCCCTAGGTTAGCTACAGGATATTCCCCAGTGTCTACCGGAACGTATGAATTGTCGGCCATTTAAACTTGGAACCCTCCTCAATATTCTTAACAATCTTAGCTTTAATTCTAGCAGTGAAGTCCTTCATAGGAATAACCATATTCTCAGTACCATCAAGAGCAACTACAGAAATATTATCTCTGTTGACATCATAGAAAGAACTATCATAAAGCATAGGTGTATTAAGACCTCTCTCACTCATGTAGTCTTTAAAGACCTCATTGGCATACTTAGCTAGATCCTCAGGAGACTGAGGGGTAACTCCAACCTCACCTAACCCCTGCTGAATAGAAGCAATTGGAAGAACAAAGCCACGGACACCTACGAATTCATTGGCTACCTTTTCCATAGCGGCCTTACCAAGCTTACGAATAGAGGTATCATCTGTAGGATTGGCATCCTTATAGGCTCGAATCTCAGCCCACACAAGAGTATCCAACATATCCGTAGTAGCTCTGTTGAGACCCCCAGTGCCAACTAAACCCTGAATCTCATTCCTGTCTACTCTGAATCTAGGCAATAGCTGCTCTAAAGGAACGCCTGATTCTAGTGCCTTTCTCTGTTGCTGAGCCTTAAAAGCCTGAGCAGAAGCGAGAACCTGAAGGGGATTCTTACCAAGCCTGATAGCCATATCTACAGTAGACAACTGGGAGTATACATGAGTGTCACCATAGGTGCCATTAGTGAGAATCTGTCGTACTGCTGAAGGATTAGTACTATAGAGGCTCATTAAAGTTTGGAACCCTGGGGATAACCCTGAGATAGAGATTGCTCTAGCTTGACCCGGGATATTATACTGGAAGTCACCTGCTTCCTTATCCGTAAGTAAATCTACAGCATCCTTAGATGAGATCTTACCAGTCATAGCAATTTCATTAAGTCTATGATCTAAGTCCTGATAGTACTCTTTAAGCATCTCAGTGACAGGCTCTCTAATAGAATTAGGGGTACCCTTAGAGGTAGCCATAGTGAGTAGCATTGAGATCTTCTTTGGGTCACCCCCAGTGAAGATCTTCTGGACAAACCCTTGCCCAATAACCTTCATATCATTGGAATTCAGAGAGATCCCTGCATCCTGAAGGACTTTCCTAAAAGCCTCCTCAGTAGGAACCGCAGTACCAGCAAGGTTAGCCTTAAGAGTATCCCCAAGGTACTCTTCATAGAGAGCATCACCCCGCACCTTCCCAGCGGCCTTAAGGTTAGCCTGAGCAGTTCTCTTAGCGTTCCTGATTGCCTGATCAAGGTACTTAGTTCTGGGTGTCTCTACATTGTTATTGGAGAGATACTCTTCATCCTTAAGTTGGCTGAGGAGAACATAGTTGCCATCCTCAACATACTTGTCAATATCATCACACCAATGAGAGAACTCCATAGCATTGTCAGTAGCCTTTACAGTCTCTGCATTGACAAGCCATGCCTTAAGGTTATCCTCACCCAATAGCTCTCTAAAGGTAGTCCCTTTGATAAATGGAATCTCTTTATCTGCAATACTCTCAATAAGCTGAGAACCATAGCGAGACTTAGAGGCCATCTGGAAAGCGTTGTTGAGAAGCTTATATTGCATCTCAGGGGAATAGTTAGCCCCCGTAGTTCTCCCCATTTGATCAAGGTAATTCAGGAAAGCTTGACCTGCATTAGGTGACCCTGAATTAATGATCGTAGCAATGTTAGAGGAATCAGCAATAAGAGATTTCTCAGTTTCCCATTTATCCTCTACAGCTTCCTTCTGAGCGATTACCTTTAGACGACCCTCAGGAGAAGTCTCAAAGAACCCCTCCTTAAAGAACTCATCATCCATAGAGTAACCAAAGGAATCAGCAAGATCCTTTTGGCTCTCTTTAGCGTACTGATAGAACTCTGAATCTACTTCAACCTGAGACTTACCAGCAAGCTTATTCGTATTAACCTGTTCATTAACAAAGTCCTGATAGGTCAGGTTGTATGCCATTCGACCATGCAGATACTTAAGTCTAGACATAGCAAATGGATTGTCCTGAAACGGAATACGATTATTCTTGATATCCTGCTGATACTGCTCAATAGAATGACTTTGGAAATACTTATCAGCTAAGTCCTCTACTTCTTTCTTCTTTACCTGTTGCCGCTTTGCTTCATCAATCTGATACTGATCGAAGTCTTTAGATGCCTGCTTAAAAGCTAGACCTAAAGCATTCACCCAGTCACCTTCGAGGTCTGCAGTAACTTTAGAAGAATCAATGTTAAGGTTTGCACCCTTATATTCCCCGAGCTTAGCTAAGCCAGAATTGAAGTACCTCCAAGTACCCATCTCATTAGCAATGGACGTAGTACCTGCTGTATTCTTATAAGCCATTAGTAGTAATAACCTCCATAGGAACCTCTACGGTTATACCCCTGATTCATCGCACCTGTAAAGTTCTGCAGATAATCAAGGAAGTTAAACATGCCTTGGTTTTGTGTCTTAAGGGTACTATAATTAGCCATAAAGTTATTCATAAAGCTAGTACCGGTACCCATAGTAGACGAAGAAGTAGTAACACCTGTAGTAGATGTACCTAAGACATTCGCACCTGCAATACCAGAGAGACCCGCAGAACCCCCAACACTAGAGGTACCTGCAACAACTGTCTCTCCACCCACAGTACCCGCAATGGTACCACCAGTACCACCTACGGTACCTGCAGCACCTGCAAGAGCACTGCCTGCACCTGCTGTAGCTGCACCAATAGCTGCACCTTTAGCGGAACTATCGAGGAATTCCATAACGTAGCTCATGCCACCCTTATATTGGCTCTTGAGTTGATCTCTAGCCTGCTCTACAGAATTCTTCATCTGGACATATAGAGCATCCTTCTGAGATCTAATGTTAGTTACATCAGTCTCATAGGCATCCTTAAGAGCAGTCTTTTGTCGCAACACTGCACCTGAGATTGATCTTTTGATTTGTCCTGCAGTTCGCCCTTCGTAACCTGTCTCAGCTAGAGAAGCTTCAACTGTAGCGTTATTCTGCAGGGCATTATAAGACAACTGAAACAGGTTGCTCACAGCATTATCATAGGCACTCTGCTCTTGTCTAGTCAATTGGTTCTGATTCCAATTGTAGTTCATCTGAGCATAGTACATCTGTTTCTTGAATGCTTTAGTGAGAGATCTGTTGTACTTTGATTTCTGCCACAGGGAACTGCCACCACCTGCAACTGCACCGATTACTGCACCTGCAGCAATTATTCCTGACATAGTTCCTCTCTATTGTTAGTTAATAACTGCCACTCATCAGTAAACTCTTTCTCTGCTTCCTCTACAGTAGATGCGTTACTAGCAAAGAACATTGTAATGTAGGTGTCCTCAAAGGCACTAAAGACCTGCCTACGGCCATCCATACCTTTCAATACAGAATAGCCAGAGATCTCCTCTAGGTGATCCCCTACGACAACCTTACAGTCCCCACTAACGATAACCACTGTAGGAATCTTAATGAAAGCACCTGCACCAATCTCACCCTTTCTCAATAGAATGGTTCTAACGTAACAGCCTGCCCACAGGAAATGCTCTACTTCAATAGGTGCCTCAGGCAGAGACAGAGTAGCCATAACAAGACCTTTACCAATCTCTTGCTCCATAGGCGCCATACTAGGCAGAGCACCTACCATAGCTTTCTTAAGAGTTAATCCCTTTCTCACGTCTGACTATTCCTCCGAATATAATATCCTTCCCAACCACCAGAGATAAGGTTCACAGGTAAAGGATTGTCTGAAGTAACTGTAATCTTAACCTCAGTACTGTTGTCCTGCACAGGGAACTTAAACTTACCTGTTGCTACTCTATAGGCTCCTAAGACTAATGGAGATTCACTTAAGACCTTAGATGTACAAGTGTACTTGAAGTGCTTATTCTTGACATCATTGTCTACAGACACACCAAAGGTACCAGAGTTACTATAGTTGAACCAATAGTATCTCAGTTGTAATCTACCTTCATCTTCAGAGACTGTAGCACCATCCGAAGTAGTTTTCTTAATCATTGGTCTAGACAATACAACATCAAATTCATATTGTCTGCCTACGAAGTAAGTCATGCCTCTGAGATCACCGGTCACCTTAAAGACACCATTAGCATCCCAATCGGTTACCTGATGATAGTAGCCATCAGTGCCAACTAGACAATACGTAGCTGAGCCAATCTTAGGAACAGCACCATAGACATCCTTTAGGGAGACCTCGGTATAGTCATTGTAGTCACTGTACTTATTAGTACCAGGGATGACATAGCGTACCTTACGATCCATAAAGTATCTTACAGGCTCATCAGAGAAATCTACTGCCTGACCTGTAAGCATGCTCTTCTCTAAGAACAGTCCGCCATCAGTGTTAATAAGGAAGTAGATTTCAGAGCCTACGAACTCTGCAAGTAAGACCTGAGTACCTTCATATCGGAACGTCCATTTGCACCATGACTGCTGCATACTCTGGGAATTCTGAATGATGTACTTAAAGATCCATACAGTGTTAGGATGAGTACGTGAACACAGTGTGATTACATTGTCTGAAGTATTACCAGAGAGCCTAAAGATTCCCTTAGGAATGTACGTAGGAACATGAGCAGAGACGTCCTCAGCATCCTTAAGGTCAGCTACGTCCTGTACCGTATAGTATCTCATAAGAGAGCAATAGTTAACTCTGTTAGAGATAAAGAAAATACTTTGTCCTACACCTAAAGGCTGAGCAGTATCACTGTAATCAAAGGAAGTGATTTGATCAACCTTAGCACTCTTAGGTGTCATTACGCTATCGCTAGAGAGAACAAATTGTCCCTCTCTAGAGAACAACATTAGTTCCCTGCTGAATGGTACTGCATGTGTTAGAATACAGACTTTGTTTGAAGATACAGCAAGGTCAATTGGATCAGTATCAGCAATAGTAGCTGCTGATCTAAACCAGAAATTAAAGAAATCAGCAGAAGCACTGAGGATAACATTTTCACCACTGATGAACCCTAAGCGATTTCTGTAGAAGAACATATCATTCAGCGTTTCCCCTACGAAGCTAGGCTCAGGATTGCTGTCCTCATCGCCTACTGCTCTATCAGTCCAAGTAAGTCTTTTGAAGTGGAAGGAGCCATCAGATTCTCTTACGAGAGCATGAGGCATACTAGAGTAATCAAATTTATACTGAATGTTTGGTGCGGCACACTCTAGCCACGCATTCTTACCTTCATTGTAGTTAACATAGTAGTCATCATCAGCCGAGTTAGATTCACCCTTAATGCGCATGATGTAACCATTAGGAGCAGCAGGGGGAAGCTTAGAGACACTGTTAACGTAACCCTTCAAGACATATGCATTAGTGTTGCCAAAGCCATCCTTAACGACAACATTAGGCATATCCCAGCCAGACTTAGATTGGATGGAAACTACGGAATCACCAAAGACGTTGAAGTTATAATTACTAAAGTTGAAATTAGGATTCTTAGCGAACCCCATAGAGGCTCTGCCGCCAACCTGTCCTAATAGCCAATCATAGGTAGTGGCTCCCGCATCAGCACCCTGAGAACCTGTAGCTAAGTCTACAAGTTTCTCTGCAATGTACGCAGAGGTAGTCTGTACAGCCTGCTTAGCTTCACCACCATCAGGTGTAATGACACCACACATAAAGGTACTGCCCATAAAGAGAGCATAGGTCTTAGCATAGGAGGCATTCTTAATGTACGCTAGTGCAGTGTCCTGACCCTTTTGAGAGGTAGTAGAACTAGACATACCAACGGTTTTACTACGGTTCAGAATGAACGTATAGTCTGCAACAGTGACTGCTCTAAATTCATCATTAGCGTCCGTGACATTAAGATAACTAGCATCATTGTCAATAACAACTTTCTTTTCATTACCTTCAAAATCCCATACCTTTAGAGACCCGTTGGACATACCTAAGATATACTGCTCAGTCTCATCTCTGTTAATGACATGATACTTAGTAGTAAGTGGGTCTACTCTATCCCCAAGTCTCTTAATGTGAACTGTAGGAGGTCTCTTTTGCAAGCCATCAACTTCACTAGAGAAACCATTGATCTGCTCCTCTACCTGATCAGCAAACCTAATGATATCCGGTTGCTGAGATACGCCACCCTTATAGGATACTGTTGATTGCGATACTAATGGCATCCCTATTAGCTCCTCTGGATATACTGAGAAATGTATTGGTCATCATTGAGGATATTATAGTTACCCGTAGTTAGATCATAGTCAATGATATCTGCATAGGCACTAGATTCCTCAGTCATCAGATGCGTATTCAGGTCATCTGAAGTAAGATATCTCATCTGGAAGATTCTAGCTGCACGACAAGTAATGAACTTACGGAATACCTCAGGTAACTCCTCAAAGTCTAATCCTCTAACCAGAGTATCTAAAGTCAAACCCTCAGGGAACTCATTGGTCTGCGAAAGAATGTCGAAAAAATAGCCGGATCGTCTGATCAACTTATAACCACTGCTGACAAACCTAAGATAATTATTAGGGCAGGGAACTAAGTTAGTATCAGCGTCCGGCAATAAAGCTACTGAATCTTCAATATTAAAGTCCCATCCTCTTGATTGAATCTCTTTAGAGACACTATCGAGAATCCTCACTGCATTCAGAACGTCTACATTCAGTTCATCTTCAAATGAGTTGACAGGACTAGAGCCTACAGCAGATAAAATCTCATTCACTGCATCTAGTTTGTTAGAAGGAGTGACAATCATAATTTATCCTTTGTAGTAGTATTTTATAGTTGTTATTATGTATTATTTAGGAGCTGCAGGGATCTTAGGCTTCCTAGAGACTACCTTAGGTTTGGCTTCAGTTGGAGCTTTAATCAAACCTAATTTAATCTTTTCTTCTACAGTCAAACGGGAGCCTTTCTTAGAACCCCCGTTGACATAGAAATAGGAATCCTTAATGTCGGATTCCGAGTACATTACGCACCAACCTGAGCAGTCTTAACGAAGAGACCCACGGCTTCAGGACGAAGGCCACCGTGACCCACAGCCATCTTAGCGATGATCTGATCAGCCTGATATTCAGCTCTGCGAGCACGTTCCATAGCGAGGTCCTTCAGCTTAAGGGCACCCACAGCGGAACGGTGGAAGGCGATACCCTGAAGGACAGCCGTAGAGATCTGTTCCTTAAGAGCATGCTTACCATCAACACCATTGTTCAAGAAGTTCGGGGTTTCCACAATCTGGAAGCCACAGACATTCTGGAGCTTGCCCGTATTCGGATCAAAGATAGCAGCAAAGTTAGCAGCATCCGGCATAAGGGCACGGCAGATAGCCGAATAACCTTCGGGGGAGACAAGGAAATAACGGTCACCTGCCGGAACCCAATTCTTCGTAAACTGAGCACGGGCATCAATCAGACCCTGCAGGAGAATGTTGCCATACTCCACAGTCGTAGCTTCATCTTTACCCGTAACATACTCAAAGGCCTTGCCAGTACCCGGATTTTCAAGAGTAGTATTAGCAGGGATGTTCTCAGGCATACCCTCGGCACCCTTAGCACCCGTGTTAGCAAGTTCATTGATCGAGGCACAGTCGAAAGCCTGAGCAAGAGCTTCACCAAGCTGCTTAGAGTATTCCGTACGGACGTCATAGTGATTCATCGCATCATCGATATCCGTGATAAGAGCATCAGCCGTGAGGAGACCATCGATAGCAATCACTCGCTCCGTGTTCTCCATCTTCTTACGCTGGTCATCTAAGGAATTACCAGGGGTAAGATACTTAGCATGAGTACGACCCATCACTGCGAAGCTAGCAGAACGACCGTGAGGAATCGTTCGGACAATCTGCTTATCCATCATGACAGACGTTCTCGTGAAAGCCGTAAGGACTTCACCGGAGAAGATCTTCATGAACAACGCATCACGATCGCCTGCACTCAGGTTCTGACCAGGATTGGAAATAGAAGTAGCGTTTAACGCAGCCATATTATTATATTCTTATTGTAGTTATTTTATTGTTATTAGGAAATGCTTATTATGGGTACCTTACAGAGGAGTATAGAACATCTTAAGTTCCACACTTCTAGTGTAATTGGGGTCAGTACCATAGCGAGGATCACTCATAGCCTCCACTACTTCCTGCTTATTTGAGAAGCCCTTATAGCCTCCATTGGTAACCCCACCGCCCATAATAGTAGGATTACGTGTACCTTGCTTAGCAACCATCTTAGCTTTCATACCCTCAAACATAAGGGCAACTGCTTCAAGATTGTTGTTGTCAATAGCTCGATTAAAGGAACTCAGAACCTTATTAGAGAGGTTCCCCTGAGCCCACTCAATAACCTTGTTGTACGCCTGTTCTCCGCCTGCCGCACTATAGACAGCATTAGTGAACTCACTCTCAAGATTCTGTCGGGATTCAATGAAACCCTCAATGACCTCTGCAGGATAACCTGCCTGAGCAAGGTCAGCCATAGTCTTACTAGACAAGGCACCGTACTCATTGTATTCCTTAATGGCCTGATTGAAGTCCACACCCTTAGCCTTAAGATCCTTACCAAGAGCATCTAAGGTCTTCGTGTGCTTCTCAATCTTATCATTAAGGGCAACCTGAGGTTCGCCCTGAGGTTCGCCCTGAGGTTCTGCCTGAGGCTCCTCCTGAGGTTCCTCTACAGGGACAGCATCACCCTCCTTAAGAAGCCCTGAGGCTTCATCTCCATCAAGAGAGAGTTGCTGAGTTCCTGAGATCATAATGTCAACCCCATTGTCGACACTAAGACCATCACTATTCAAATTAGTAGTTTCTTCGCTCACCTGTTACACCCCCTGTTCCTGTTGAGCTTTGTTGTTGTCAATTGCCATCTGAGCCTGAGCATCAACACCCTGTTGTGCCGCATACTGCTCCATCATAGCCTGCTGTTCCTGAGCAACCTGTTCGGGAGACTTAACGAGACCTGTTGCATCAATCTGGGCACTCGTGAAGATGCGCATTGCTAAGTTCTGTTGATTGATCATTTGCATGATATCAGGGAACTGAGCAAGTACCTGAAGTGCCTGAGACAAGTTAGCAAAGTCATGTCCACGACCTAAGGCATCAACACCGGTGATGACTGTAGGTTCAATGGTAGCAAACTGCTCAGAGATAGTCGGAAGACTGCCATTAGACTGCATCTGATTAAAGATACAGGCAACTAAAGGCAACTGAAGTTCCTGAGACAGGAGACTATAGACGCCCCCTAAGGTATCCTCAAGTTCCTGAGCCATATATCTGATCTCTTCAGCCGTTACACGTTCAGCTTGCCGTTGCACACTAGAGTTGAGCATGAAGCAATAAGACAATCTCTGTTCGATACCCTGAGATACCGCATAACATCCCGAGAGGTCAGTCTGTTTGTTTGTCTGCATTGCAACAATATCGTCCTGTCGACCCCTTACGAAGGCACCATTCTCAGCCTTAGTAAGAGCCTTGATATTGGTCTGACAGGAAGGAGACACAAGGTACAGCACCTTAGCACAAATCATAGCCATATCGTTAATGGCATGCTGAAGGTTCTCTAAAGAGATCAAGTCACCAAGGTAGTCTTCAACAAAAGATCGACCATAGGATTCCCCATCTTTCTTAGTGAATCTCACAGGGATCCAAGGACATTTGCCATAGGGATACGTTTGTTCTGATCCGGGGATAATGGTATTGTTAACTTCCTGATAGGATTCCCAAGTGGATCCCTCTAAGGTATCCCCACGGACAAGATAGGTATGAGTGTAGATGTTAACCTTCTCAGAACGATTAACCTCATTACCTGCATTGCCTAAGAGATTTAAGACGCTCGGAGGAACAGTCCCCTGAGCTAAAGTATCTCTAGCGACAATCTGAAGTACATTACCGATAGCATCTCGCTCAACCACATAGTTTCTCAATGTGTAGCACTTCATGCCGCCCTCAAGAGGAGGCAAAAAGAGCAACGCATTGCCAGCAATAATGAGCTGTTTGATGCACTCAAAGAGCGTAGGTCTAAGACCATTATGCTCCATATACTTCACCATAGCAGCCTCCATCATAGACAGGCCGTACTCAATGGCATCCTTAACCTGATCATTGCCAGATGCCTTTAGTGTCTCATTAGATGCAGTATCTAACCCAAGTCTAAAGAAAGGCTGACCCGGGGGAAGCAAAGATAACAACAACTTAGATGCTAAGTTATTGAGACCTCTAGCCCCAATAGAATTATAAGGTGTCGTATAGGCAGTGCCACCATCGTCAGATTCCTTAGGGAACAACTGAGGGATAGTATAGGTAGCATTCTTCTCTGCTCTCTGGGTATACTGATCACGGTCTGTAGACAATCTTTCGTATACCTTTTGTGCACCTTCAGCAGTTTGATTATCTAGTTTAGTTTCTGCCATTATTACACAATATTACGTCCCGTACCCCCGGCACCAGTCATGTTAACCTTAAGAGACTTCTTGCCTCTCTTCTTACCCTTAGCCAACTGTTGCTTCTCTGATTCCTGCTCAGTGGTACCCGTGATATCTGCGTTAGCTACAGTACCTAACTCAGGAGCAGGGACAACATTCTCTTGAGCTTGCTGACCAGAGTTGTCACTGCCACCCACAAGACCCCCTGTAGAGACCTTAACTACTTTCTTAAAGGCTTTCTTAATTGAGCCCATTAATATCCTCTTTACTTAAATAATAGCAATTATAAATACGGAATCCTTTAGAGACATAACTATTCTTTAACATTGGAGCACACCAATCATTGACACTCCCAGTTTGAATGTAGTCACACTCATCATTCTTTAGACAACCAATTAAATAATCAGACAATGCTCTAGCAATACCTGCACCTCTTTTAAATGAGACTGTCCATTCTTCATTAAGGATTCTTTGCTTATTAGAATACCAAGGGTAACCATAGGATAACAAACAGCATCCCACTAGTTCATCTGTAGATTGACTATAGAAACCAATAATACGATAATCATATTGGTTATTGTCTAATACTACATCTTTAATAAAAGACCTAATATAGTCTTTATCTAAGTTTCTTATGAAGGATAAATTATTAGGATTATCTATAATAGCTCCCATACATTTATCTAGAGCCTCCATAGCTGTCTTTAAGTCTACAATAGGTTTAACATAAAGTTTACCTATAGACCCCCTATAGTCCCCCATAGTATTCGTCATCCTTTTTTAATTTTTTACATTACGTTAGTGCCTACACCCTTAGCTTTGTCTAAGGATACCTTAAGACCTTTCTTACCCTTACGAGCCTTCTGTTCTTCAGTCTCCTGAGCACCAAGCTCCGGTTCCTGAGGTTCAACTACAGGGTTGTCTAAGGCAGGTGCCTGAACTTTCACTTCAGGTGTCTTAGGCTTTGAAAACAGTGAACCCATCTACTCCTCATTTACATGGTTCTGTTCATTGAACTTATTTTCAAGGAAGTCAAGTACATCCTGTACACCCCCACAGTAATCAATGGTAGGCTTATAGCGGATCATCTTGCGTACATCAAAGATCTTCTGAAGTCCCTCTAGCAGGTCTTTAGGGACTGCCGGAAAGTTGTCAAAGAGGGGTTCATCAAGGTCACTTTTAGTGGTATCTTTGATATCAATTTTCATAGAATCATCTTTCACGATTATCTATCTCCTAGTGTGGTGATTTTATTCTCAACTATTAGTTGTCTTAATAGAGACGATTTTATCAGGTGTCCAAAGGGTATCTTTAGTGTCCCCTTGTCGAAGAATATAGGCCATTCTAGCCTGCAGCAAGGCATCGTCTTCAGTAAGGCCAGCTTTCTTGTAGGTATTAACTACAGTCTCCCATAGTTTATCCTGAGGGACATCCTTAAGGATCCTCTCTGCTCTTACTGCTCCAATACCGGGGCAACCTTTATAGCCATCAGCAGTGTCTCCTACTAGTGTCTGAAACATATGCCAATAGTTAGCTTTATCTTCGTCAAGCCAATAGATTTGATCTTCATTTACTCTATAGAAATGAGTAGGAAGAGTTTTGAAATCCTTATCCAGTGACACAATTAAGGTTGTATCAGGGGTACTATTAATACCTATTACATCATCAGCTTCTAGAGATTCACTAGATTTAGATTCATAGTTATTTCTGATCCAATCCACTAATCCATAGTAGCAAGTAGGCTTTCTTTTATCAAGCCTATTGTTTTTATAATCAGGCATTAAGTGCTTCCTAAAGTTATCATTAGGATCACTAAAGACAAACGAATAGTCATTCATTTCGACATTATGGTTTGTCTTTAGTGTATCTTTAATACCACCAATAATCTCTTCAAATTGATCTATTGCGTCATCCAAATAAGCATGACAAGTATATAGACCATCTCCCCAATAGATATCCTTTTGGACAGCTGAAGAGGCTTTATAGGCCAATAGGTCCCCATCAATGAGGCCAGTAAATTTAATCATATGCGCAGTAGGAGTTTGCAAGATCACGCCCTTCATGAGTAAGCCACCATCTATTAGTAGCCATTCGGGTGTTTGAATTAAGACAAGTAATGTGCCCACGAGAGGCCATCTCAGCAATCATTTTGGCATTGTACCGACAATAGTCTGACTGAAGCTTAGGTCGAACAATGTCAATGTAACGCAAGGCATTGCAATAGCTTCCAATAGTCCCATTTGTTTTGTGAACTACAAGATCCCCAGTGAATGGGTCTTCCACATAGAAAACATTAGGCTTCTTCATAGTTATCCTCCTCATCCGTAGTGGTATCTGAAGTCACACTGTAGCCAAGCTTCATGAGCAGGTCATGAGTGATCTCCTCAGGTGACCAATCCTTCCAAGTCTCAGGTTCAGGATCATAGTTAAGAATAGTCTCGCCATTAAGAGTGACTACAGCACCATAAGCAGGGACAGTTCCATACTCATCATGCTTGACCTTCCACTTCCACATAATGTGAATGTGATTAAGGGAACCATTAGGTGCCTTATAGTCCCGCAATAGTGCAGCCTTAGTTTCTTTAGTCATGCCAGTATTTTCCATAATAGTAATTAATGAGTATCAGCCCACGAGTGGCCAATCTTTCCTTCTGTATCAAGTTGACATTTAAAGTTGAAGAATTCCTGAGTTTGTCTCATGGATTCCTGAGCAATTCTACAGCAGTCTTCAGCGATTTCCTTAGTGCGACAAGCTATCTGACACTCATCATGAATCCATGCCATCATGGCAAAGTCTCCATCCCAGCCGTGCTTATAGCCAGCCTTACGCATATTCTCTTCTACAAGACACACCCATTTCTTACAAATGAGAGCACCTGCAGATTGCAATAGGGTATTCAAAGCTGAGTGCTCAGAGCGCACATAGATGACACGTCTGTCCAAACCTAAGACACAATGAGTAATCTCAAGAGAAGGGCTATCAGGATGGTCTCTCTCACGCCACTTCACTTTATGAGTACCACCTACCCACTCTGATGAGGAGATAAGACAATTAGAGATATCACTAATAAGCTCTTTAAGTGCCGGCAGAGACTTAAGGAACTTTTCTTTAAGTGCCTTTCCTTCTGCTACACTGCCTCCAACAATCTCACCAATCTTTTCATTCCCTGCCCCGTAGAGGAATCCATAGATAAACGTCTTTGCATTGTTTCTTGTTGCAAGCCCTGCCATCTTTTGATTATGCGTATGGATATCACCTGATAGGATCTCCTTTACATATGCCCCATTATCATAAGGAGATAGGAAATGACCGAGGCAACGCAACTCAAGCCCAGAAGCATCAATACCAGCTTCATACCAACCTTTCGGAACAGTAAATAGCTCCCTGCATAGTCTCCCGTAAGGAGCTCTATTGGCAGGAACTTGAGCAACATTAGGATAACTATGAGTTGCACGCCCAGTGACAGCACCATTAGGGTTAACGGAACCATGAATACGCCATAGGTGATCATTAGGATCCTCCTTCATCAGCTTTAGCCACGCATTACTACCCTCAGCAAGCTGACCAATACGTTTGTTTAACATGAGAAGCTCTAGGATCTTGCTAGTCATAGGGATATCTTTAGCAGTCTTTAGAGTCTCTTCGTCTACCTTAGGCAACCCTGTATCAGTTACCTCTTGCGGCTCCCAGCCTTGCTCAATGAGAACCTTAGCAATCTGTTGTCGACTATTGGGATTAAAGGTTTCATACACTGGGTACTGTACACCTGCTTTAATACCTTTCTTAGCGTTGTCTCTCTTGTAGACCTTATAGCCAGTCAATAGAGGAGGGACACTATCTTGTAGCTCTTTAGTCAACTCATCTCTTCGACCTGCAAGCTTACTGTACAGCGCTACAGCTTTATCTTTATCAAAGACAAAGCCATTACGCTCCTGCTTAGCCATAACCCATGCAATATCGTGCTCAAGCTGTACGGCCTCCCAAGGATACCCTTTGCCCATAAGTTTATCAAAGAGCATCTTAGTGACAACTACGTCCTGTTTGCAATACTTAAGCATATCTTCTGAGAAGCTGTCCCAAGCCTCCTCCTGTTCCCCGTAGGTGCCCTTTAGTTCACGCATACGATAGCCATAGGCTTTCAATGAATGGGAACCAAAGAGATCCTTAGGAAGCCTCCCAGAACGAATTAAGCCCATATCGAGATCTTTAATGTTGCTCCAAACTAGACGAGCATAGACAAGTGTATCGATAACACAATCCCTAGGATCAAACTTCAGGTCTCTACCTAAGAGCTTTTTAATAGCTGGAATATCGAACTTGCAACCATTATGATATACAAGCTTATATCCATCAGAGGCTTTTGTTTCTAAAAAAGAAACATATTCTGAAAAGTTAGTAAATGGAGTATATCCGTTAGTCTCACTATCGTATGTCCAAGAACACCAGAATTTTGTAAGAGTATCTAAAAGACCGTTTGTTTCTATATCAGTGACAAGGTACTTCATTTAAGCTCTCCTTTAAGATACTTATAAGCATTAAGAACAGTATCAGGGTTATCACCAAGTTTACCTATTGCAACATTACAATTCCAACACAGCAATCCTCTTACTACACCTGTTTTATGATCGTGATCTACACAGGCCGTTTTTGTTCTGTTAGTTTAAACTTCTTCAAAATGTCTTCCACATATAAGACACTTGCCATGCTGCTTTTCATATAATGCTTTATAAGAAGCTTCATCAAGACCATACTGTTTTAATGTATACTTTCTTGCTGAAACCCTGTGTCTTTCTTTTGAGCCTTCTCTTTTATAATACTCTTTTCCTTTTTTAGAGTGACATTCTTTGCACTCATTCCTATAACCATCTTTTGTATGATTATGTTTATAAAACTCTGTTATAGGTTTCTCTACACCACATATTCTGCACATTTTTGTAAGCATTTTCTATTTCTTAAATAGCCTTGCTAAAAAGATCCTAAAGGATCACCAGAAGTGAGATACCTGTAATTGTAATAAGCCACATTGCAATCACGTAGGTCTTGAATACCAGAGAACTTAGGTCTCTGTACTCAGCAGAATGCTCATGCTCAGCGGCTAGAATCACAGGTGCTATAGGAAGCAACAGGATAAACCAAAAGCATGAGATGGCACGATCCGTAAGAGACATGTCCTTGTCATAATACCAGAAAGTAAGTGGGGAAATAAACTCTTTAAAACTCATTTTCTTCATCCTCAAATGGACACTCAGGGTCTGCCTCATAGTCAGAGAGCCTACCAGTGTCCTGATTATAGTAAAGGTAACCACTGATACCAGTCAAACCACTGAAACGATTCTTAAGTACTCTAATGGCCATGACATTAGGATTATCTCCCTGTTGATTCCTCTCCAGGCCAATCACCATATCTGCAAGCTGAGCGATAGCACCGGAACCTCTAAGTTGACTTAAAGACACCTGAGCTCCTTCTTCGTGACCTTTCTTATCGGGGCGCTTAAGGTGACTAACGACATACATAGTACACCCTGTTTCTTCAACAAGGGATCTAAGGTTTGTCATTAGTTTGTCAATAGCTTTACGCTCCCCGCCATCGTCACTATTGTCCATACCAGAGACAACAATAGAGATATGGTCTAGGAAGATTCTCTTGCATCCTAAAGCTACGATCATGTATCTAAGCTTACTAAGCAGATTCCCAGAATCAAGTGATCCAAAGTGATCATAGAGGAAGAACTTTCCGTTGCCAATCGTGGCATCAAAAGCACTCTTGAGTTCTTCTTTAGAAACACTATCGGGATCCACGCTGATAATGAGACGTCTATTAAGAAATATGGACATAAGTTCAAGTCCCGTCTTTGCTGTAGATTCCTCAAGAGCAACCACGCCACAAGTCTCGCCTTTAGAGACACCAAAGAAATATTCAAGCTCTCTGAGTAGAGTGGATTTTCCCATACCTGATCCTGAGGTAATGACATAAAGCTCACCGTGTCTAGCACCGTTTGTCTTGCTTTGGAGAGCTTGAAAAGGATAGGCCACACTGTCTTTAAGACTATCAAGACCTTCCACACACTTCTCATAGAGATCTTGACCTGAAACAATTCCATCAGGTCTGTAAGGCTTAGCGTTCCATATGGCCGATACAAGGTCACCTGATCTCCCAGCCTTAAGACACTCATTAGGATCCTTAAGAGGTAGATTAGCAATGTACGCTTTACCCAATGGGAGAATCTTTGCACAATCTTCACATGCTTTACGTCCCGGATCATCCATATCAAACATCAGGATGATCTCTTCAAAGTTATTTAGATACTCTAAGTTAGCTTCAATGGCTTTCCTAGCAGCCTGAGCACCATTAGGGATAGACACTACAGGCCACTTATTGCCTTGCACTTGAGACACACTAAGGGCATCTATCTCACCCTCAGTGATTACTAGTTTCTTACCACTAGACCACAACTGAGAACCATAGAGGCACCCAGAGATCTTCCCTAGTACAGCAAAAGACTTATCAGGGAATCTAAGCTTTTGTCCTACAAGAGAACCCTTGTCATCATAGTAGCAAGCCACTTGACAAGGGTTACCCTTATACTCCCCCACGAAATACTTTAGCTTAGTACAAGTATCTTTAGTGATACCCCTAGCAGGCAAAGCAGAGATCTGTAGTTCCTCTAAAGGAATCATATTGGATGCTGACATCTTTACCCCCTTGGGTTTGTCCAAAGATCCATCAGGTCTAAAATAAGTGGTACAGCTATAGCAATACTTATGACCGTCACTAAAAACAGCAAGAGCATCACTAGAGCCGCAATTAGGACAAGGCTCATGACGCAGAAAGGTCGATTCCATGATCTAGCATATAACGTGCACTTTGGAAATCACGAAGATTATATTGAAATCCTGTATCAAAGCTGTATCGGCACTGATGTTCAAAAGGTGTCATATGCCCACTATCAATAAGCCGCTTAGCAAGAGTAAGATCCTTTAGGATATCCGGCTTAGACCCATCGTGATTAAGGTAAGACACTCGGGCACAACGTGCAGCAGAGATAAGTGTGAGAATCCGCAGATCATCGATAGCATCCATCTCATCAAAGTTCACATATGGAAGCGTACGCCCCCCGTGAGCATTGATATAAATGTAGGTGTTGCTAACGGCATTCATAGCCATCTTAATAGCCTTAGCAAGGCACTGGATCTCTGGATCAGCATCAGGAGACAACCGGAGATCAAAGAAATTGCTCCACTCAGTAGCAGTGACAATAACTTTAATCTTAGTGAAGGGCTCAAGGATGCGATTGATGTGCTGCTTATGAAAACCATTGTCAATCATCTTATGAGCAACCTCGATTGCCTTAAATGCAGCATCTTGCCACTCTTCACAAAAGATATCATAGTCATCTTCATTGACAATATCTTTGCCTTGCATGCCCTTGCAATTCTTATAGACATCCGAAGGCACCCAAGGATCATTCAAGATATTCTGAATAGTTCGCTCTACAGGTACCGCACGCGAGCTAGAGGCATTGCGACTGAAACAGTTATGCACTGTAATCCCGTTTGCTAGGAAGTTATGGTATTCAGATGAAACCGAAATATCAAATACCTCTTCTTCACCAACATACTCAATGGAATCTACCTCTACTGCCATAACATTACATTGGCTAACACCTTGCCAACCCTGCTTACTATGCCTGAGCTTATGACAATCCTTACAAAGTGCAACCACATTATTAATGTCAAAAGCAAGATCAGGGTTTTCATACCTCGGAATCACGTGATGAATTTCTAAAGGCTTGTTCTCAGCACCACAATCAGCACATCTAAACTCCTGTCTTTCAAACACTTCAGACTTAACCTTTTTATTCCAACAAGAAACCCATTCTCCATTAATCTTCTTGTAAGGATCAAAACGAGGTTCTGTATACTTCTTACGAGTATTGCAGTACACCTTATCTCTACCTACAGCAATGTCTTGCAACTCCTTCCAACCACTATCAGTAAGAATTAGATGGTCTGCAGTGCAAGTTACGGAGAAATCTCCTGCTGTAATCTTATACACAGGCTTAACACCAACCTTCCAACAATCAGTAATGGTCGTGTGAGTAACTTCCATCGTAGACTCATCCACAGAACGAAGACGCATCTTGTTCAAACGACCTTTCATGTCGTATCGCCGTACTCCGCCCCATCGAGTAGCATGAGGGGAACTACCATTTTCCCACTTATCCCAAAAATCTCCAATAGTCATTTGATAGGCTTTGCACTTACGACCTCTACTCCCACTAGGGAGATCGAAAGTCAGCACCGTATCTGCAGTGAGGCACCTGTGTGTCATGAATTCACTATGGATGAAACGAGGATACTCCAATTCAAACGTATAGAGGTTATCCCAGCGTGCACGAATGATAGCTTTAGAGTTACCTACGCAATAGACCTTAGAGATAGGATCATCACTCATCTTCATCATCCTCCTCCTCATCAATCTCATCATCAGCATCATCTTCAGAATCTAGGAAGGCTTCATATTCATACTCCCACTTCTCTTTCTGATTGTTGTGAAGCTCATCACGATATGAATCTCCATCAGGATAATGCCAATCTGATTTACGTTCAATAGGTTCCATAATTATAGTTTCCCTTAGTGTTTACTATGGTATAGCTTTGGTAGGTGATAGGGGATTCGAACCCCTACGCCATTCGGCACTATGGTTTAAGCATAGAACGTCTGCCAATTCCGTCAATCACCTAAAATATTGGTCTCTCCAACAGGAATCGAACCTGTAACCCTATTCTTAGAAGGAATATGCTCTGATCCAATTGAGCTATGGAGAGGAATTCAGTTTGATAAAAGCCTCTAGTCTCGTGTTGAGGTCTCTGAGTAATTCAACACCTTCTCTATGAAGTCCTGCACTCTCTGAGAGTAACTGTCTACACGCTTCGACTGACTTTGCATTAGCTCCTGAGGCATCCCTGAGAAGCTTTCTATCGGTGCTACTGAGGTTGTACTGCAACCGATTAACATGTTTAGTAATGGCAGCCAAGTCAGCAGCATCAGAAGCTTTACTTTTAATGATAAGGCTAATTGTTTCATCTTTCCTAGCTGTTAGCTCCTTTAGTTTGACTTCATTCTGAGCTTGAATAGCTACAAGTTCTTCAGTGTGCTTATTGCTTTCATATTCCCTGCCACCCTTGACACCTGTAATGAAAGCTAAGACTACTGCTAGTATGGCTACCTTCTCCCACATAGTTTATTCTTCTCTCTAGTAGTGGAGATTTTATGCGATACGAACTAAGTCGCCTTTAGTGAACTCAAGTGTCCCATTGGCTTCCTTAAGATCAGCTTGAGACAACTTGCATCTATCAAGAGAACTTGCATCTTCATAGGTAACGTAGACAGCACCACGGCCGTACCACGACTGAACATCAAAGCAAGGGCAGTCTTTAGCTACACCGGGGAAATCTCTATGCCCTAAGACCTTAGCTTTAGGATACTTACTCTTAAGCCAGTCTAAAAGTTTCTTAAGAGATTCCTTTTGCTTCTCTGTAAAGTTGTCTACAGACTTACCGTTACGATCAGTCCCCCCAATAAGGCAAATGCCAACACTGTCATCATTATAACCCAGAACGTGACTGCCAATAGCTTCAAGGGGTCTGCCATTTTGAATAGCTCCATCCGTAAGAATGACAAAGTGATAGCCTATACCAAGCCATCCCTTTTGACGATGCATTTGATCAATAGTTTTCCAAGTGTACTCAGGCTTATTTTGAGTAGCGCTGCAGTGAACCACCAGATAATCCGTAGAACTGCGAGACTTGAACTTAACAAAGTTTCTATGGTAGTCAATCAGTGGTTCCTTAAAGGTAGTAGTCATTTATTAATTCTCTTGTTGTTATTGTTATTATTCTTGTTCTTCAAGATTCCCTCAGGGATATCTTTAGGTTTCTCTTTAAGCCATTCTTCGGGGATCAGCTTATCGGCAAACTTAATGCCGTTCTTGTTGCAGAAGCTAGCGTAAGTAGTAGACGATCCCTTATAAATGTACGTCTTACTTCTACTAAAGACAAACCGGATATCTAACTCAGGATGTTGCTCACGGATTAATAAATGCTTCTTCCTATCTTCAGCATCCCAGACACCCTTAGTTTCTATAATGATGCCATTAGGCAACACGAAATCAGGGGTATACTTGTGAGTACTCTGAGGAACGACATACTCTAAGTACTGTTCCTCATAGTGTGGCTCAATAGAAAAGGACTTGAGGAAGGCTGAATTCTTCTCCTCAAGTCCTGATCTGTAGGTACCCGCGTTGTGCCTTTTAGCTTTGCTGTATGCTGCACTGCGGGTGGTCATTAGATACCACCAAAGACGTACTTAAAGTAATAATTCTTAGGGTCTAGCTTCTCTTCACTGCCCTTATCAAAGATAAGATCTCCACTAGGGTACTTGAAGATAGGTTCAGCATCATTAAGCGAAAAGTACATGTAACCAATAAAGAGGCTACCATCTTGCACACTAGAGGCATCTACAGGAATACTTTCTACATCTTCACAGTATTCCTTATAGACATCCTTACGCATCAGCATGACTGCAACAAAGTCACAATCGATATCTTGCAGCACATGATCAGGGAATTTAATGGTGCATGGGTTCCAATCATAGAGATCGAAAATAGGTTCCTTTTGTTCCTCTTTAAGTTCCTCAATGTTAGTCTTAAGCCCCTGCACAACATCTTGCATCGTAGCAAGAGTAGATTGAGCCATATCAATGCGGTTATCAAGTTCTTCCAAAGTAATCATCTTAGGTACTCCCTAGTAATTATTAAAAATCAGTGGCTCCAACAGCCTTACGTGATTCTACTTCATCTTCATCGAGGCTGTCAAATGGTGCCTCTTCCTTGAATGCCTCATAACCTTCCTCTTCAGCAGAGAAGCCGTAGTCCTCTGCAGATGAACCACCGAACTCGTTAAGCTTAATCACTTGGACTGCAACCGGTCGAAGACTAAGGCCCACCTGCTTAGTTGACTGCATGAAGTAAGGTGCTGCAGTGAAGCTAAGACGAATCACTGAATCACGACCTACATTGACGTCAATAGGCTTGCCCTTAGAATCAAAATGGGCAATCTTAGCGTTGACTGTAGATCCATCCTTTTTCTTGATTACAGCATTCTGCTTAAACTTGAGGTAGACATTACCTTCTTCATCTTCAAAGTAAAGATCAGACTTATGGATCTTTTTCTTATTCATCGCATTGGCTTCAGAGACTGCTTCATCGAAAGCCTTGTCCTGAATAGCCTCAAGCTTCTCAATGAGCTTCTTAAGTTCATCAGTCATACCCTCAAAGCGCATAGTGACACTAAAGACACCTTCAGGATTGAACTTCATATCAGGCTCCTTCAGGTGAGGATACTGAGCAAAGCCCTTCGGAGTAGTGTAACGTTCGATCATTTTAAAATGGTTTCCTTGTTTAATTAATTAAGTAAAGGTTACTAGAGAGATTCCTTGGTTCTCTCTAGTAGTGGAGATTATATTAAGTTACTAGCAGAACGCATACATAGACTGTTTGACTACATCAAGATCTAATGTACCGTGCTTAGGAATAGGTGGAAGTTCCTTAGCTTTCTTAGGAGACAACATGTTCTCAACCTGATCATGAAGATCCTGTAAGACATCATTCTGTTTATAGGTTTCAGCAAAGACCTCACGAACCAGAGAGAACATAAGATCCCCTTGTCCTGCAGGGCAGCCATAAGAATCATGAATCATAGCAAACTGATGGATACCCGCATCAACGCAAGCGTCTACAGTCAACATAAGGTGACTAGCGTCCATAGAGTGCACATAGTTAGGAGCGATACCTTGCTTCTGCTTACGTGAATCGATTTCCCCCAAGTCCTCAGAGACACTAATTTGAAAGGTCTCACCTTCAGTCTTAGCTTCATCAGGAGCACCAGATTCATCAGTAACATGGATAGTTCCGCTGCAGAAGGTCTTAAGTTTCTTCAGGCGTACTTTAGGATACCTTTGACGAACCAAGAAACCACTTGGAGTTACCCATTGTGTAGGAAGGTTCTCTCCGTTGATATTCTTGTCCGTAGCGAGTAGTCCTGAGGCAGTCTGAAGCCAATCCATAGCTTCTCTAGCTTTGACAACAACTTCACCTAATGAATTCCAAATCTTATCTGCCATATAGCTAGCAGATTGTCGTGGTTTAGAGAAGGCTAAAGGGTGATGATCTAGACAAGGATAGATAGTGTCTTCAAGGATCTGCTCAGTAAAGCCAAACTTTTTCGCTCCGTATGAAAGTGTCATAGTTGGTCTCTTGGTTACCTTACGGGTAATCCCATAGGCCAGCCACTCATTAGCAAGTGCCTTAGTACCCTTAGAGACATACTCAGTGCCATCTTCAGCAGTCTTAAACTCATCTTCAGTACCCTCAGCGGCATCCTTAAGGATAGCCTGTTTCACATGCTCAGCGACAATACCGTAGATATCGTGAACCTTATCATCAGGCACGAGGTTAACTGCAGTACCCCCAATCTCATCCTTAAGCATAGCTGAGAAGTGCTGGATACCACTGCAGCTGCCATCGAAAGCTACTGGAATGTGAGACACATAATCTGTACCTTGGTCCATGAAATCAGCCCATTCAAAGCAGAATGCTAGGAACTCCCAAGGGCTATCTGTTTCAGTCCATTCAAGATATGTGAGAGGATCTTTAGCAGTCTTTAGGATAAGCTCAGTGTTCTCATAGACCCACGCAATGCGTTCCTCTAAGGGTTTCTTATCAAGCCCATAGCAGTTAGCACCTTGGATAGCTAACCAAGCTACCCCCGAATCTCCTAAAGGAGCACCATCGGCAAACTCCAGCAAACTCTTGCAGAAATCAGTGCCTTGTGGGTTCAGCAAAGGCAGCGGATAGACACGACCACGGAAATCAAGATTATGAGGAAAGTAGATACGTTCATAGTCTTTATAGATATCCGCAAGGGCAAGCTGAGCATTCACTGCATAACGCTTAGACTTACGCTTATTGTCACGCTGAAAGTAGATAACCATAGATTTACGCCATTCCTTCTGTACCTGAGGATCCTTGTCTGCTGCCTCAGGTCTAACTGGAGGTTCCTCAGGTTCCGCTAAAGGCATCTCAAGACCATCAGGGATATGCTTCCACTTAGAGATCTCCTGAGCTACCTTAAGTACCCTTTTGTTGATTCTCCAAGGTGTTTCTTGAATAGCATTAACAGCCTTATAAACGTCAGGCATATCGAGATCTCCATAGAGATCCATAACAGTCTTTTCATTAAGACGAACTAAAGGGATAGGGCGCTTGAGATTGATATAGTAGCCACCGTTGATAGGATTACTCCAAGGCTTAGGAGGGATGACCATAGGACGATTCTTAAAGAGAAGATCAGCCATCTCCCTATCATTATGGGCAATGTACTGAACAATCTCAGGAGCAATCTCAAATCGATAGGAAAGCTTGATACCTTGGGAGTACCTAGAGATCTTCCCTAGACCGGTAGACACAATAAAGATATCGATCAACTTCATACCTAGATTGCAGCGAACAGAATCAGTCCATTTCTCCCACTTCTCTTTACGTTCCTCATCAGCTAACCATTTATCTTTGGCGTTAACAAAGGCAGTCTTGAAAGACATACCTATACGTTTGTTGAGGTTGACCTGAAAGTAGGATCGTTCCTTCTCAGACAAAGTAGACAATACATCTTGGAACTTCATCTCCAGTTCTAACTCAGTTCCTAACTCTTTTGCAAGGGACGTAAGGTTAATCTGAGGGATAGCATTAGAAAGAATAGTTCTAAGAGACAAGAAAGCTACATGCTCAATCTCTAGCTGCTTTAAGACAACTGCACAAATATGGCGCTTACCCGGTTTACCTGAATCAGCTTTAGTGTAGAAATCTTTTAGTCCCTTACAAAAGGCCGGAAGGGCTTCTTTAAGCAGCATTTTGGTTGTCCCCGTGTCTGCTAAAGTTTTATTCTCTCTGGCCTTGTTAATTTTAGACATAAAAGCTTGATAAGCAAGATCCTTACTCTCTAACTCTAATTCTATTTCTTTATCGACTAAATGCTTTCCATATTTGAGACACAATTCATCATAACCACATTCATTAATCCGAATTGAATCAATAGCTGCTTTAGTGTCCATTTGGTTTCCTTTAGTTAACTTTAAGTTATCTTTAGTTAATCTTTAGATTAGTATCTATAGTAATAACCTACTTGATTAATCATTATAGTTATATTCTTATAGTTATTATCTTAATAAATTATCTTATAAGTTATTATCATAGTTATTAATCTTTAGTTTTCTTTAGTTTTCTTTAAGTTAACTTTAAGTATGACTGTAGTTAGTCTTTAGTCCCTTGGTTTGATCTATGTCAATGTCTTATCCTACCTCTCTCTAGGAGTGGAGATTATATTTTTTTTCTTGACCTAGATCAATATTAATATAATCTCCCCTAATGACAACCTTAGATCTCAGTTGTCTACCTTAGATGCTCAGTGGTTAATCAAAGGTTGATCATAAAGAAACCTATTTAGAAACTCTTTATAAGCCTCATATTTCTCTAGGTCTTTCTTACCAGATTCTCCGTTTTTATGTCCAGCCCTATAGGCATATTTGATCATGTTTCCTTTACAGAAACCTACGAATTCCTCAGAAGAAAGAATCTCTTTCATTAATTCAATAGGCTGAATTAATCCTTGATAATGGGCTTGATCCTCAGGCTTTCCACTATCTTTATTAATCCATTTGTCATCACATTGCTGCATAGTTGTCTCCTCTTTCTTACTCCTTAGTTTAACTATTTCTTCCCATAAATGATCATTATTGTAATATGACATAGAATTCAGTTAAATCGATGTTGTCTTTATGTTCCTCATAGTACTCTTTAGAGTAAACTACAGAGGTTTCTTTATGAATTAAATACCAAATCATATAAGTTATTTCCTGCATAAGTATTGTTCAATTTCTTTCTCAAGAGTATCCAACAGCTCAGCATACTTCCCACAGGAGAGCTTTGAGTTATCTCTGAGCATATTGAGGTAGTCTACGGCAGATTGTGCCTTGGTGAATACGACTACACTCAATGTGTTCTCATCATAGAGTTCAATAGGTATTGTCTTACGAACACTGATGGTTGTCCCTTTGCTGCCTAAGTTGGTTTGAAATGTGTGGATAATGACATACATGTTGTGGTTTCCTTCTTTAGGTTGCTCTATAGAATGGCCGCAGAGGCCTCAGAATTGCTTCAGGTTAAACGATAGGGCACTTGGTGGTATGTTGGCCTTACCAGAGTGCCTATCGTCGATCCTGAGTGAAATCTGAGTGGCTTTTCATTCCTCCTCTTCTTTCTTGAGCGTTTCAGCGGCGTCCAAGATATCCCCAACGGTCTCAGGAGAGGCATTTTCAAGGGCAATCTTGAGTTCACTGAATGTCTCTTCAGAGATTTTGGGCATATCTTTAGCAAGTTGCTTTAGGGCTACCACAAGGCAAGCATCCTCAACATACTCCCGCATAGCCCCTTCTTCAGTAACTACCCAAGCCTGCTGGGCTAGTTTATAGAGGTCAAAGTTAACTGAATCGATGCCGTATTCACGAGCTGTATCATTGATCTCTTCAACGTGTTCCCCAATCCACTTGTTCAGATCATAATAGTAAACAGGGCAGAGATTATCGGCAGTCTCAAAGATCAGGTCATCAATATGTGCTTGCTCCCCTGCAGTTTCAAGTGCCTCCACAAGGTCTCCAAAATAAGTGTCTGCATGGTGGCTTTCCAGTAAGTCCTTGATCAGCGTTGTAAGAGGAATGAGCTTAGTGTGTGTCATGATGTTGTCTCCTATAGACATTTGGTTATTAATTAGTGCTTGTAATCCTTGATTACTTCTTACTTTAGCACACTCTCTAGTGTTTGTCAATAGTGAATGTGCTAAGTGTAAGGACTAACTCAGATGATTACAGAAAGTCTGCCCAGTAGCTAGCTTGATCCCGACCGTCCATATAGATATGAACTTCCCCCAAGCGAGCTCTGATGACAAATGTATGTTTACCTTCCCAGCCCTTCACGAGATCATTAACATCAAAGATATCCATGCCTGTATAAAATCCATCAGACCACTTGAGGTGTTCAAAGTCGATATCAGGGAACAACCGGATGGCTCTCATTGTGGCTCGCAACAGGCTGTTCACAGGCTCTGTAGACATTCCCTCACCTGTAGTATAAGGAATGTGTGCTTCGAGGGAGAGCGATAGATGATCATAAGCTACTCTGCATTCCTGAAGGGCACTCTGAGCTTCCTTGAGATTCGCATAGTGATGAGCCAAGTGCTTGTTTCGTGTGAAGCCTGTGTAGACAATATCCCCAGTTACTTTATGCTTGGCTTCATCAGCTTTGACGTAGACCTTGCGGCCTTGAGAGTTACGTGTTTTAATGATGTATTGCATGATGTACTCCTTAGAGGACTGGTTATTGATCATCGATTAGTGCTTACTTTAGCACACTCAAGAGAGCTTGTCAAGAATGTGCTATGTAAGTATTAATACCTACTTGGCAGCCGATTGCCACTTCCCCTCGAAGTTCTCAATGCCTTGCATGAGTGCATAATGCTCAACTTCTCGGATGACTAGAAGAGTACGTTCTTCATCTCTGAAGTCTGAGTAGTGCATTGCATTCCACAGAAGATAAGCCTCAAACTCATGAAAATGATCATCATCAGTCGTAAACTGGATCACATACTGAGCACCATCAGGGCACACTATAGAAACCCTCTGTGTCTCTGCATCCGATCTGATAATCACTCTCTTTAATCTGAACTGTAGCATCTTTAGATCCTCCATGTGATCTGTTTGTTTAACCATGAGCACACTTTAACAAACCCACAAGCGATTGTCAAGCCCTCCCCTATCCCCTGTTCATGGGATACCCTCGGTGTCCCAACGCTATTATAATAATAGTCATCGGGTAGGCCTTCGGGCTTCCCAAGGTTGCCAACAGTGAGCAACAGATATGATATAGGTAGAAATACCTATGTTACCCCGAAAAAACATAGATGAACCAAATGTAAACAATAGCCCCGAGGTTACCCTAAGGTTACCCTAAAGGCTCCCCTTGGGCACCCTTACGCACGCCTACGCATATATACGTAAATTAGGCAGCAGGTGTATACGAGCAGCAATGAGGAATCTCAAGGCACCCTATGGGGGGACACACGCCCGTGTCTGTCTTAAGGTGGCACCTTACAAATTTATTATAAAATTCTAATCAAGGTGACCCTGTTGCTACACTTAAGTTACCCTAGAGTTAACCACAAGTTATCGTCAAGAGATAGCAAGCTAACATAAGGAGGCGTACCCTAAGGGTTAACTTAAGGTACACCTTAAAGGGTCTATAGACTAACTATAGGCACCCCTTAAAGGGGCTATAGTAATCCACCTACAGCAGCTCTAAGTAGTGCATCAACTGTCCCTACATCACCATTCAATAAGGAAACCACTAAAAGGACAATAATAATGATGATCTTGATAGCGACTACTAGTTTATGATTCAATGGTCTCATATGGATACTTTGAGTTAACTAAAAGGGAACATAAAGAAAAATCTAAAGTCAGTCTTTATGAGCCCCTTTAGAATATCTCAAAGGGTCTATAGGTAACCCCATTATTTTTTTTTAATTATTATTTTCTTATTTTTTGTCAGGAGGGGGTCAGGTAGATATCTTATATATACCTTTTTCTGACCCCTTCTGGGAGGGGAGATTTTATTCGGAGTAGTCACTTCA